CCTGGACTGCCGGGGATCCCTTGAAAGCGTCGATTCTAAAAGGCATCCATTGTTGCCATTTTGCTGGGATAGCACACCTCCGCGTACCCGGATCACTGCGTTTCAAAATGCTGGGCGGGATACTGCGATTCCTTTCTGTGAATGGTGCGTGGGTTATGCGGTCACCTTGACCATCTGCGCTTACTTCATCACCGCGAGCGCTTCGATGAACTTTTGCAGCGCCTGGGCGTCTGCCTTGAAGTATTCTGCGCACTTCAGAGCTTCATTTTTCGCGTCTTCCCAGTTTTTGAGTGTCTCATTCCGGGCGGCGACAAGCCGGATAAGTTCCTGCGCCTGATCGGCGCTCATCGCACTCACGGCCTCAATGCTCAACGCTTGCACCTTGGGCGTGCGCTTGGTTCCCTTGTCACTGCGCGGCGCTCGTGTGGGTGCTTCTGCCGCGATAGAGGGTTTGTCTGCGCTCAGGTTCATCGCTGCAACTCGCGCTGCGGCGGCCTCGATTGTCTCTGCGTCAAGTTCAGGTGCGGGTGTGTGCTGCATATGCTTTCCTCTCTTTCGGTTATGCGTATTTTTTGCGGGTTTGTTTGGGTACTGTTCTGCGGCCTAACTCCTCGATCCAGCGCTGCTCTTCGGTCAATGGTGGATCGCGTTCGTAGCGCACAGAGCGGTAAGCTGTCTGCGCGTCGTTCTGTGCTTCCAGGTTAGCCTCGCGCTGCCCTGCGGCGTCCAACGGCTCCGGCGGGTCAATGATACCGCGCTTGAGGCTCCAGATTGCGACGAAGCGCGTCATCCCTCCACCTTCTCGACTGAAATCAGCGCGCGCTCTGGCAGCCCGTAGCGTTTTACCGCTTTCAGGCCCACAACCTGCCCATCGTCCGCGAACAGGATGCCCGTCAGCGCGTCCAGGGTGGCCCGGCACAGCTTGTCAATGTCCGGCTTGGTTGGCGGGTGCGTCCATGCCTTCTTGTGCCCCTTGGGGCGCTTGAAATAGAAGTCGCACTGGACGGAAACCGCGACATGCGGCCCGGCGAATATCTCGCTGCCATCTCGCGCAGCCAAAGCGGCATAGCCCACCGCCTGTCGATAGGGCATCGTCTTTGCGTTGTCGCAGGTGAGCCGCGCTTTGCCGCCAACGATGAACGCTTTGAGTGATCCCTGGGGCGCTGGCCGGCCAAGAACCTCGAACTGGATGTAACCGCTCATCCGCGCACCCCGTATTCCTTCAGCCTGCGGTAATAGGTGTTTGTTGAGATGCCGAGCGCAACGCAAGCCGCCCGCGAGTGTCTCCCGAACGTATCGCGCGCGTTCAAGATAGCCTCTTTCTCAACCTCCGCGATAGTGCGCACCTCGCGTGTTGGAGCGTTGCTCTCGCAGGGTGTGTCCGGTTCCGGTTCTGGCTCAACCATCGCTTGAATCAGCAGCGGCGACGATTCCAGCGCGTCAATGAGGCGGCTCAATCGCTGCACCTGGCCGCGCAGAAAGTGAAAGTCCTGCTCCATCTGCTTGAGCGTCATGGGCGCACCGTCGGAAACTCTTTCCACTCGCGGCCGTCGAGCATGGCACCGGCGGCTTCCCTGCCGAGACGGTACAGGTCAGGCGCATCGTCGCAGTGTAACTCTTCGCTCTGACGAGGAGTCAGCGAATCGTAAAGCCAGCGCCCATCCCACCAAGTTGCAGTCCGCTCGGTGTGGGTAGGCAGATGACCGGCGCAAGCCCCAGGCGCCCATTCGCCCCACCCCTTGAAGAAAAAGGCCGTGCCGGTCACCTCGCATTGGTCGCGCAGACTCTCGGCCCACTCGGGAAGCATCGGCCGCGCATTCGGTCCGCTCTCGCCTCCACAGATCACCCAGTCCAACTCTCGTAGGCCGTCGTATTCGTCCGTGCAAATCCTACCGCACTCATCTGGTTCCGGCATTTTGTGACGCGGATGTGGTGTATCAAAGTCGGTCGAGTTTTTCCAGCGAAGACTCACAGGCCCCAGCAATGGCTCAGCCGAGATGAACCGCAATGCCGCCGGCGTCTGTAGCAACAGCGGAATGCGCTCATCCGCCGCGGCCTGATTCTCCACGCTCACGCCCAGCCAGCAGCGCGTCAGCTCAAAGAATCCGAGATTCAAGTTGTCGTCGCACATCACCGAGAGGATGTTCTCCGGCCGCTTGGTCAAAAGCTGCCAGTCGAGCGCATCGCAGGTATCGCCGATGAGTCTCCAGAGGGCTTGCCGCGCGGCGACCGGCGCTTCTAGTTCAAATATATCGGCCTGGCTTGCGCAAAAGACCTTATCGCGCCTTCCCGCTGCCCGCGCTGCCTTCGCCCACCTGATTGGTTCGCGCCAGTTCGCTGCGCTGGTGACGTGTCGCGGCGCGCTTGGTCCCCAATGGCTCACAGGTCCGAGCATGTGCCGATCATCGCGGGTCTTTGCATAGCAGTTCGCGCATCCGGCGCTTACCTTGGTACAGCCGATCCACGGATTGAACGTGTGGTCGGTCCATTCGATTCCAGTTTTAGTGCCCATTTACCACCTCCACATTGAAAGCTCTTGCCTGCTTGTCCTCTTGCTCCACGCGACCGATGCGACCCTTGACCCGCTGGCCGATCTCGGGCAGTTTGTGATTGCGCACATAGTTGCGGTGAAAGAAGAGCGTTTCGCCGGTGTCTGTGCGCACCCAACCTATGTCCTTGTGTGGGATGGTGTTCTCCACGACGCCGGTGAACGTTTCAACTTGCTGCGCTGTCTGCTGCATCTTCAAACCCACCTTTCGCCCACTCAATGTCAGCGTCCGATATTCCCATATCGCCAAAGTCCTCCGCAACGCGCTCCGGCTCGGCAACCTCCGGCGCGCGCTGTTTCAGGCGCTCAATGGTCGCGTCCACGTCCGCCAGGAACTTGTCCGTTGCTTCGCGCATCTTGGCAATCTGCGCCTCGCACTCCTCGCGGTGCAGGCGGATGGTGAACTGCACGTAGCGCCTGGGTAGGATCGGGCCGAACATCGCGGGATCGTTGCTCATGCCGCCGTCACGCGAAATGAAGTCTATCCATTGCAGCGGCGGGCAGCACATGAATGCGAAGAGCAGTTGCGGCATATTGCCCTCTGGAATCTGGCCCGCATCGAGGGCTCGCAGGTGCGTGGTTGTGCGCGGGCACTTCGACTCGATAGCGCCGACCAGATTACCATCTGCGTCGTTTACCAAGCCATCCGGGCTCCAGCCGGTGCGCTCATTGTCGCCCACCACCATGCCGACCTCTTCGACCATCACGCCCTCTTCGAGTTCGTAGGCCGTGCGGGCCGCTGGCTCAGAGAACGTACCAGCCTTCATGGGCGCTGATACAAAGTGGTCCTGCGCCGCGATGCCGCTTAGAATCTCCGCGACCTTCTCCAGCCGGTAGAGTTCGCGCTTGGAACCCTCGACGCCCTTCTGCGTGAAATTCATGATGGCCGACGCACTGGACGCTGTGGCGCGGCCTAGGTGCGCTTGGAAAAAGTCATCGGACACGTTACCGTCTGTGCCGTGCTGCGCGAATCGTAGAATCTGCATACTTCCTCTCCGTGTTTGATGGTTACTGCGCGGGCCGTTCCGCTCCCTGCCAGCTTCCGTTACCTTTTGGCTACGGCCTCCTAGTTGGCCGGTGGAATGCTGCTGGCACCCTATCCCCCGAGGGTTCCCCGTCTCATCCGTGAGTGTTCAGAGCCTATCTCTAGGTTGTCGGAGTCACCCGCGCAAATTTAATAGCTGATGGTTACGTGCGGCACAGCGCCCTTTGCAATGGCAATGAGCAGGTCTTGAGCGCGGTCCATTGGGATGTCGAGCGCAACAATCGCGCCCAGGGCTTCATTGTCGATCTTGAGCCGGTGTGCACGATTCTTTGCGCGCTTCTCAGCCTCTTCGAGTTCCTCTTTTTGCCGCGCCGCTACCCGCTGGCGCTCAGCCTCGACCGCCGCGTGTGCTTCGGTGTTCAGTCTCACTTAGATTCTCCCTTCAGCTTGCAGTTCGCGGTAGCGCTTGTTCTTCGCGTCCGCAAAGGTGATTGTGCTCTTGGTATCGCCGATCGCATCTGCGGCCTTCTGCGCAGCCATGTACATCTTGCGCAGTTCCTCGCCGTTGCCCGCGTTGCGGATGTTTTCCAGGTGCGTCAGGTGTTCGCGCTCATCAAGTACGCCCGGCTGCTTGCCTCCTGCGCGGTTGCCGTCATCATCTTTCTCTTTGAAACGCAGATTGAAGATCATGTTTTTGATGTATCGCTTGGCATAGGTTACGCCGCTGCCGACGGCCTGAACGCGCGACATTACGCCATCACCCTTTGGGCCTTTGCCGTCGCATGGAATCGGGAGCGGGTACTCTTTCGAGTATGCCCCCAGGCTCAAAACTCCGACTACGATAAATTCGTTGTCTTTGTCAGAGGCTTTCGGCACAAAGGAAAGCGTCATGCCCTCATCTTCGATCAGCTTGTCGATCATATTGTCGATGGCTTCAGCGGACGCGTAACGGCTGTGCGTCTGCTTGTTTTCGCAGTCCTTGATGATAGGTTTGATCTTGTCTTGCATACGCCGCAAGGCTGCGTTGAAGGCGTCGCGGTCTTCATAGTCGCGCTGCTTGGCCATCTGCTCAAGGATACGGTCGGCGACCGCTAGAGCCTCTGCTCCGCCAGCTTCAAGCGCCTTCTGAAAGGCCACTTGAATCATTTGCATGGGAGCCATGGGTGCTTGTTCTTGTTTGGTGATTGCGCTATCTGTCACTGTCCTGCCTCCGTAAACTTGCCATCCTTCAGCGTGTAGAAAGTATCAGGCTTGATTTTCTTTCCACCAATGTGCGCGACACGTATCGCCTTGATTGAT